CAAGTCAGATTGGACATACCGGTTGCATGCGGTATGCAGCAAGCTAATGGGCTGGTGGGCTCAATCATAGTGGTGTCTCCGTCAATGTTCACTATTGATATAGACACCACGTTTTTTGATCCATTTTCTATACCTGTAGCTGCAAATCCTCATACCAACATATGCGCATTGGTTGTCCCGGTAGGTGAAGTAAACGAACTATTAAGAGGAGCAACGAGAAACATACTCAACAGTAATAGTTAAAAGCTTTTGGTTGTCTTTAAAAAAGGGACAGTAATGGCAGTTCATAGTCTAGTAAATATCCAGAATAAGGTGAGACGGCTTACTCGTTCCCCATCAGAAGCTCAGATCACCACAGCTCAATTAAATGAGTATATAAACACGTTCGTTGTGTATGACTTTCCCGAGCATTTAAGAACATTCAACTTGAGAACAGCCTTCAGTTTCTACTGTAATCCTTTTCAGGATACCTATCAGACTGATACTTCTGTTCTACTTGTCACGAATGCTCTTTATGATTTCCAAAATAAATACTTAACAGTTCATCCTCCTTTGTATATTGCTGGGTACCAGGCGTTATTTACCCAGTCTCAGGAGCAGTTCTATGCAATCTATCCCAAGATTGAGAGCCTGAACTTAGTTACCCAAGGTGATGGTGTTACCACTACCTTTAGTGGCGTCATCAATAACTTAAATTCTCCTCTTGCGCCTTTATCTACAGCAATAACAGCAATACTTCCTAACAACGTGCTATTTAGCTCAGTAGATATAGGTAATGCGGGTTTGGCACTTTATGATGTCCCTCACTACCCATCTGACGGTCAAGGTACTTTATTTGATGCAAATACACAGACACCTCAAGGGATAATCAACTATTTAACAGGACAATTTTCCCTTACCTTCATAAATCCTCCAGCGGTGGGCGTACCTATCAATAGTCAGGTGGTCTTTTACCAACCAAGTTTGCCTCAGGCGATGCTTTTCTACGCCAACACATTCACGTTAAGGCCGGTGCCAGATCAGCCCTACAAGATCAATTTTGAAGTGTATAAAGCACCCGTTGATCTTTTAGCTTCTAACTCGGTTCCTGAACTCAATGAGTGGTGGCAGTACATAGCCTACGGAGCAGCTAAAAAGATTTTAGAAGATCGACTTGATATGGACACCGTAGCTTTAATTACTCCCGAGTTCTTAAAGCAGCAGAACCTGTGTAATCGTAGAACGCTTGTTCAATATACCAATGAGAGACCAGCCACTATCTATACCCAACAGACAGATGGTACTAATGGATACAACGGCTTTGGTGGTGGCATGGGACAATTTTAAGTAAAGGAACTTCATAATGGCATATAATCCTAATATTCCTCAACCTACAGATATCCTGTCCCAGTCTCAGGGAGACATTCTTGCCAACTTCCAAGGTATAGATGTTTGGGTAACTATTGATCATGTTGATTTTGGATCCCCGGATGAAGGAAAACACGCAAAGATAACATTTCCTGTGCAGTCACCAGCGCCTGCTTTCTTAGCAGGAGAAGTAGGTCTCTATAACTTCTTGTCTCCTATAACAGGAGTTAACCAACTTTTTATAGTTAATTCTGCCGGTGCTACAACGGAAGTAAATGCGTCCATACTCAGCACCAATGCCAACCCTGGCAATAACGTTGCAGGATGGGCACGTTTACCTTCTGGAGTCTTACTCAAATGGGGTAATGGAACAGCTAATGGAGACACGGCTTTTGTGTTCCCGGTAGCAGCAAACATACCTGTGTTTACGAATGTCATGAGTATGGAAGTAACGACATTTGCTAATAACGTGGCTGATACTAATACATTTGCACGGTTATCTGCGTTTACGAATCTTGGATTTAATGTGTATGGATCAGCGCGTGTGACGTTAGTTAATGCTGCTGCAACATTCCAATATTTAGCGATAGGGTACTAATGTGGATAGATTCTTAATCGCGCCGTTTACAACAGGTTTTGAGTCTTATTTAAAGCCATGGCTTATACCTGATGACGCATTTGCAGTATTAGAGAATGCCTACGTATGGCGTGGTAGAGTTCGAAAGAGATTTGGAGCTCAACTTATGGGCTCCTCTGTCTTTGGATCTCAGACTGCACCTCTACTCTCACGATTAAGAATCAACATTGGAACCGTAGCTGCTCATACTATGCCTGGTATTGCTACACAGCTCAAAATAGGGCAGATGTTTTCAGTTGGAAACGATATATTTACAGTGTATCAATTGGGGGCTGGAGTTCTTACTTTAAGTACCAATCCAGCAGCAACTGCAACCATCAATAGCACGACAAACCCCAATACGGTAGTCTTTACGGGAGAACCAGCTGGTTCAATAGTCTATTACTATCCTGCTAATCCTGTTATGGGCCTTACTATTTATGAAGATTATACTTCTGCTTTTAATAATGATCCTGCTTATGCTTTTGATACTCAGTTTGCTTATGTATTTACGGCCGGTTCCTGGCAACGTTCAGGAGCTGCAGTATGGCATGGATCTAATTTACAGCTCTTCTGGGCGACTAACTGGCGTGGAGCTACGCCTGACATAAAGGTTTTGTTTGTAACTAACTTTAATTTTACTCTTGGAGCGCCAGGTGCTACGGATGACCCCATATGGTGGACTGTAGACGGTGCAAACTGGACCGCCGGCATAGGTAATGATGCATTCTATTTTCTACCTGCTCCTGCTGGAACTCCTCTTGCTCCGCACGCGGGACCTTATGTAAAAACCTGCCGTATTATTCTTCCCTTTCAAGAACGCCTATTACTTTTAAATACTATAGAGAATAACAACCCTAACGGTGATGGAACCCTTGGTACCAATACTCAGTACCGAAATAGATGTCGTTACAGTGCTATATCAAGTCCATTTCAACAAAACGCTTGGTATGAGCAGCAACAACGCGATAATGGTGGTACGGATCTCTCATTACCAATTGGTGCAGGTTTTCTAGATGCATCAACAGACGAAGAAATAATAAGTGCAGCATTCATAAAGAATAGATTAATCGTTTATTTTGAGTTTAGTACCTGGGAATTGGTCTATCTCAATAACCCTCTTGATCCATTCAGATGGCAAAAACTCAGCGATAGCCTCGGATCACAATCAACGTTTAGTTCTATACCATTTGATAAACAGATTCTGACTATGGGTACTACCGGAGTTCATTCTTGTAATGGATCAACTGTAGAACGTATTGATGAAAAGATTCCTGACACCGTCTTTCAGATACGGCAAGCTAATATTGGAGATCAACGTGTATGGGGCATACGAGACTTCTATACCGAGCTGGTCTATTGGACCTACCCTTCTGTTGTAGCAAACTTATCGACCAATAACGTCTTTCCAAATCAAGTTCTTGTCTATAATTATAGAACAGGTTCATGGGCAACTAATGACGATACTATAACTGCCTTTGGGTATTTTGAGCAGAGCATCAATAAGACATGGGCAATGTCAGAAACCGTGTGGGAACTTAATACTGAGGCATGGTCGAGTGGCCAAAACCAACAAAACTTTAGACAAGTTATTGCAGGAAACCAAGAGGGGTATACCTTTGTGGTCGACGCGGATTCTACTCGTAACGCACCTGTGTTACAGATTACTAATATGGTTGCATCTGGATCTCAAGTTATCCTTACCATTATTAACCATAATCTTGTGGCTGATGAGTATATTTATATAGAGAATGCTTCGGGAGTCACTTTCCCTACGCCTGCAAATCAAGGCATATTCCTGGTCTATCTGGTTCCTTCAACAGATACGATTCGTATTGTTGCTACTATGTCTGGGGTTTATCTAGGTGGGGGTACTGCTACACGGGTATCAAACCTCAATATAGAGTCAAAACAATGGAACCCATACGTCAATAAAGATAGGAACGTCTATCTATCTAAGATTAACTTCTGTACAGCAACAACAGCATTTGGACAGGTTACAGTTAACTATCTGCCATCGTATAGTCGTCTTGATATGGTTCAAGAGGCTCAAGACACCGGAACACTTCTTGGAACAAATGTTCTTGAAACGTTTCCTGCTCCTGGTTTAGAGCAAGAACAGGATAGAATATGGCACCCTGTTTACTTCCAGAGTGATGGAGAAGCCATACAGATAGCTATCTATATGAAAGATGATATCAATCTTGAAATGTCCCAGATACGGCAAAGAAATATAGCGTTCTCTGACTTTCAACTTGAAGGTATGATGCTGTATACGATGCCTACAACAGATAGGTTACAATAATGGTACGACAAACACAGGGTTTCTTGGTTCCTACTACCGATGTCTGGAATGTTGGACCTATCTATGATCTAGAAATTAGTGAGCCTTTTAAGGATATTCTGGTACGTTTGTATCAGAACTTAAACAACATGTCTCTTTCTCTTAACGCGCGAGATACGGGATATTATGACACCCAAGAGTTTCTCAATAGCCAAGTATTTTTTCCTAATCCTGTTTTCAATTCTAGTACTTCAACACTAGCTTCGTATCGTGCTGTATTTCGGAAAGTGATCAACTTTGGAGCACTACCTAATACTGCAACTAAAAGTGTTGCTCATGGTATAACCTGTCTACCTTCAACATCATTTACGCGTATCTACGCAACAGCAACAGACCCCGTAGGCTTTAATTATATACCTATACCTTACGCGAGTCCGGTACTGGCAAACAATATAGAATTGAATGTTGACGCAACTAATGTAAATATAACTACAGGGTCTAACAGAACTGCGTTTACCATCTGTTATGTAATATTAGAATATCTCCAGACCTAGAAAAGGAAGGCTTATGGCAGTAAAAGATCTTTTTGGTGATTATCCCAGCAGTGTAGAAACAGTTCCTAACTTGAATCCCACTCAAATGGCGCTGCAGAATAAAGTAATGGGAAGTGCTGGTAATCTCCTTAACAAAACTAATCAGTATCAATTTGATTTTGCACCTATAGAACAAAAGGCGCGTGAGGACTTCCAAACTAAAACAATTCCAAGCCTAGCCGAACGATTTGTTGGTCAGGGTAGTGGAACCCATTCTAGTGCATGGAGAGGGGCCCTGGGAGGCGCTGGTTCTGAATTGGAGACAAATCTAAAAGCTCTTGGTGCTGAATATGGTCTTCGTAACCAAGAATTACAACAACGCCATCTTTCTAATCTTCTTGGTTATGGATTACAGCAGTCTCAAGACAACTTCTATACACCACCACAAGAAGGTCCAGGAAAACAAATACTGGACGCTGCTGGTAATGTTATAAGTAATGTTGGAAGTGCTGCCGTAAGAACTGGTGTAGCTGGTGAAGCATTGAAGAAAATAGCTCCGAC